ATAGCAAATCCTTTGATTGCCAAAGAAATGGCAAGAATGATTTACAAAAAATCAAGAGCACAAAGAACGATTTCGTTTGAAGCAACACAAGAATTAATGAACATTGAACCTGGTGACATAATAAGAGTTACTGACGAAATATTAGATCTCAACAATCAAACTTTCAGAGTGAACAACATCACAATGAATGTAGATATGACTGTGAAAATAGAAGCAGTAGAACATGATGCCACTGTGTATCCACACATTGTTGGCGCACAATATGAATTACCACCACCACTCTATTTGCCTAAAGATTACTTTGGCAAACCGTTTCAAAGACCAATATATGATCCACCAAGAGCATTTGGACAAGACCCTGGAGATCCAGGTGATCCACCACCAGGTGATCCAACTGATCCACACACATTGTCTGCTTGGTTTCCTCCAATTAGCGATGGTGCGACTTGGTGGTTCAATCAATTTCCAGAAACATACAAAACATCGCCATGTATACAAAATATTAGAAATTCAGATCAATTAGGCAGTGGTCCCAGTAGTGCTTCTCCTGTATCTTATTGGAATTCATTAGGATGGATTGGATTAGGCGCAAGTTGTAGTCGATACGAATTACAATTTCATCGACCTTTAGAATCTGGCGTTACACATATGCAATTTAGAATTTACAAAAACGCGGCACTAATTTTAGAAAAAAGGATACCATGGACTTTTGGTATTACCAGCGGAAACACAGCATTGCCTGTTCTAATTCAGATGCCATTGAATGCCGGTTTTGAATACAGTATTACCTATTACAAACAAGATTCAGACAGAACATATTCAATTGGAGGCAATGTTGATTTTAACACCAGAGGATTCACCAGTCATCGATATAGATTAAGAGGTCAAACCAAAGAAGATAGTTCTATTGAAGGATACATTAATTTTTTAAAAGACACTGTAACTAATGTTCCAAACGCAGGCGGCGGTGCAAATTTAAGCGGGTAAGTTATGGCAGGAAACGGTTATTTTGATACACAGGCAGGTATATACAGACCCAAAAGTAGTGAAACTTGGGCGTCTTATTCTACTTGGGATGGTTTTACCAATTGGGACGGCACACCAGATGTGTCATCTCCATTACAATTTACAACTCAAGTGTTTGATGCAGGTGATTCAAACGCAACAGCAGTGATGGTTCAATACCAAGCGGCTAATCCTGTCACCACACAGATATCATATGGCAACACTTTAAGCAGTGGTTCGATTGTTTCTCCAACAACAACTACAATATATCCAAACAATTCAAATGTGCCTTTGTTGGACGGAAGATATTTCCAAATCACAGCATTTCAAGATCAAGATTCAGGTAGTTTGCATTATCCAATATTTCAAAGCATTGATGTGACAATACAAAGTGCTTCTTTCACAGATTTAAAATCGGATGGATTCAGCAACAAAGATACCAGCACATTATCTGGCAGTGTGGGACAACGCACAGTCAGTATTACTAATATTGGCAAGGCTGTTAAGGTGCTTGTGCAGATACACTCAACAGGATTGACAGGCACGCAGACACCTGTGTGTTACGTGGACAAGAGCGGCACAGATCCTGTGTTAAATATATTTGACGCAGATGCGTATGGCAAAAGAACAAGAATGGATGTCACAGCAGACATTATTATAGAATATATGACAAAATTAGAAAGCGATGAATTCGGCAACATAACGGAGAGCACATAATGGCGTGGCCAACAAACAAACCGGCAACAACAGCATTTGACAATGCAGACGACAGCATAGCAACCAGCAGAGCAGAACTGGAGACAATGTCCACAGCAGTGAACGACATTGTGGATTTTATTGACACCAGTGCTATTGCCAACAACAAAATTTTAAAATATAATTCAACATCGGGTGTGTTAGAATTTGTGAATGAAGGTGCCAGTGGCACAGTGACAAATCCATTAACATCTGATTTGGATGTTGACACTTTCAAATTGAAATCAACCACAAGTCAAGTGGTGGTAGAAAGTCATTCTACTAACCCTATAAAATTGCACGCCGCTGAAATTCATCTTGATGTTCAAGCAGGATCAGGCACAGGATCTCCTGTGTTAGAATTTCAAACCAGTTCAACTGGTGCTGGGAGCATCAAAAACGACAACAATGCCAACAGCATGATTTTATTTTCCAATGGTGGAGGATATCTACAAACATCTAATGGTCCGATTATATGGCGAGGCACAGGATATCAAATAGGCGAGATTACAGGAACTGGTTATGCTTTGCCTGTAGCGATCGGCACTACCAATCAAATTTTGACTGTTAGTGGTAATTCTTTGGTATTTACTACCTTGGATATTTCTTCAGACACACAACCAGATTTAGGTGGTGATTTGAACACACAGGGCAACAAAATTGTATCCAATTCAAGCACCAACATTTTTTTAGAACCAGGCACAAGCGGCAAAGTTAGATTACACGATGCTTACAATATGCCTGATGCCGATGGCACAAACGGACAAGCCATTGTGACAGACGGTGGTGGTAATCTGAGTTTTGCCACAATATCAGGTGGTAGTGGTGGTGTCACAGACATCAACGCAGGCAACAACATATCTGTCAATGAAGAATCACCAGGTGGTGTAACCGTTTCTTTGGCAGATCCATTGACAAATCCTGTTGATGCCAACAATCAAGCAATCAGTAATCCAGTTATCAGAGGTTACGGTGAACACATAAACACTGGACTATCAACTTCAGGCACCATTACACCAGATGTGGCAGATGGCAACGTGGCAGTGATCACATTGAGTGGTGCTATAACTATAAACACATTAGGCAGTGTTGCCAACGGTGACAGCATGACTATTATTTTGAAACAACCTTCTTCAGGAGGGCCCCACACTCTTTCAAGCACAATGAAATTTGCGGGAGGCACAAAAACATTGTCAACAACCGCCAATGCAATTGATGTGATGACTGTGTTCTATGACGGCACAGATTACATTGCATCCTTAAGCACGAACTTCAGTTAAATGGTGTGTTACAGCGTCATAGAGCTCGTTACAAGGGCCAACAAACAGAAACAGGAACAACTGTGTATGATGACCAAAATTATAAATAAAAACAACAAAGGAGAACAATATGGCTTGGGCAAATAGTTCAAACATCGTAACAACAAATTTAGATGCAGGCACAGATTCACCTGCCGCTAGTCGACCCGATTTAAAAGCGGCATTGGACGAATTAATTTTAGTGATAGATGGCAGAGGACAGGCATCTGGTGTTGTGCCATTGAATGCTTCAAGCAAAATTTTGGCAACTTATCTCCCAGACGAAATTAATTCATCATCAGCAACCAATCTTACACTGGACCCTACAACAGGCAAAGTGGCATTGGAAGAAATATTAAACCTATCACCACAGACAACAGCACAACTCAACGCAAGAAGCGACCAAGCAGAAGGCGATGTGGCTTATTGTTCTGATGGTAATTCAGGATCCAAATGCGTAGCAATATATGACGGATCAAATTGGAAGGTGGTATCGCTTGGCGCTACCATAAGCACATAATGAAATTGACAGATTTAGAAAAAAGAATCAGCAAAATTGAACGCACTCTTGACAAGATCATGAACAATCATCTCCACCACATACAAGGATATCAATTCTACATACTCGCACTCACAGGCTTGATTGTGACCATGTTGATCGGCATTTTCATCAAAGTGATGTGATGGCAAAACGACCTATAATCACCATCGAGGATGTGAATCAAATTGAATCCTGTCCAAGATGTAAAAATTACCATTTGCTTATCCAAAAACAAATTGCGGATGTTGGACACACTTTTGATGTGTTTCACAAAAACATAGAATGGCGTGTCAAATGCCAAACCAAACATTGCCGTTATGTTTTGGGATTTGTGTTGAAACCTCTTGAACCTAATCAACCAATTGGTCCGTCGGACCTTAATTGAACGAGATAAGTAATATTGCAACAACGCTCGCTGGCATTTGTTGCTCTTTTTTACTTGTAAGGGCCAAATATAGATTGGACTGTCAAAAAACTCCTAAGTTTTGGCCCTTATCTCCCAAAAAAACCCGTTATCCATTGACTTTTTGTTAGAATTGCTATATACTTGTGATCATGGCAACAAAAATTACACAAAAACAGGCAAACGAAAATTACGCACAACTACACAGACTGCGAGACCACGAAAAAATGGTTAAAGAGTGGAGTCGCAAGAATCACATCAAAGATTTTATGGCATTATCAGGCCCACAATGGAAGGCACTCAAGAAAAAGCAAAGGCAAGAACGCAGGCTCAAAAAGAAAGCAATTAGGCAACAAAGGCAGGGACGCCAACCTCAAGTGGCAAAAACGCAGAGTGAAATATGACGACTAATGCCTCTGCTTGGATATGTGTGGTTCAATAGCACATATTATTAAGGGTCGCGGGTTTGCTCAATGTGTTCCTAACACATCAGAGTTGCTGGTTTCAATACATCCGTCCAGTTAAAAATCTAATTGAATCGTGTGCGACAACTGTGTGCTATCCGTAGCACATAGTCGTCGTATTGCAGAAACATCGCGTCGCAAATAAGAAAAAAAGAAAGTGACGACAGTCACTTTAGACTGAACTGGTTCAGTCTCTCTGAGAGATCACAAATAATCGCTAAATATTTTTGCAGTGGTCCTCTTATCTAATGCCATTGATTACACCACTGCTATTCCTAACGGACGGCACACAGTAGGTTGTCATTCTTCCCAGAAGTTTCCGCTGTGTGCCTTAAATAATCATGATGGCACAGTATCAAATACATCAAGGCAATAATGTGGACACACTCCGACAGTATGAGGATGGTCACTTTGATGCGATTGTGACTGATCCACCCTACGGAATAGAATTTTTAGGCAAAGACTGGGACTCAAACACAGGTGCCGTGGAGACATGGCAACAATGTTTCAGAGTGCTCAAACCAGGTGGTCACTTGTTGGCATTTTCAGCGGCACGCACCTATCATCACTTGGCATCAAACATAGAATCCACAGGTTTTGAGATTAGAGACCAATTGATGTGGTTGTATGCATCAGGATTTCCCAAGGCACAAAAAATTAAAAATCATGAAGGTTGGAAGACAGCACTCAAACCAGCACACGAACCCATTGTGATGGCACGCAAACCATTCCAAGGTAGCACATATGCCAACATGGACACGCACGGTGTTGGAGCACTCAACATAGATGTGAGCAGAAATGGAGAAAGATTCCCTTGCAATGTGTTGGGCACAGTTGAAGGTTATCAAAAATTTTTTTACTGTCCCAAAGTTTCAAGACGAGAGCGACACTGCGGATTTGAAAATGCCCTTACTGAACGACAAAAAGTAGAGGCCATAGGTGCTTATTATTGCGATGCTGAAGGTGTTCGCGTGGAGCAGAGTGCTTTCATACAACACCCCACAATTGGACTCACACAGGTGAAAGGCATTACAAAATTGTATGATGAATGGTTAAAACAGCAACAAAGATCAAATAAAAATGTGGGCAACAATCACCCCACAGTGAAACCAGTGGCACTGATGCGTTATCTAATAAAACTGGTCACACCCAAACACAGTGTGATATTGGATCCATTCACAGGATCAGGAAGCACAGGCATGGCGGCAGTGGAATTGGGACACACTTTCGTAGGTTGTGAATTGGACCCCAACTATGTCACAATAGCAGAGAAGAGAATTGAAGGTTGGATTAACCCACAACCGGGTGATCTCACACACATCAACACATATGATAGACGACAAGATGGACTTGAATCAGCAGGCATACAAGGCATACAGCAATTGAACAATAGACGCAACAACAAACCCAATCCCAATGACCTCTTTGAAGATATTGAATAAAGCACACAATCCAGAAGAAATGCTGACATCATACTGTGAAGTCTCAAGATGGCAACTCTCAGCGGACCAAATGACCTATTGGTGTTTGCGTTATTGTGTGGATCAATATGCCATGTGGGAATACTATGATCAAGTGATGTATGTGACAGACTGTGGAGATACATGGAGATTCAGCACAGAATCCACTCCAGTAAGACCATATGTGAGCGAATACAAGCGATACAGTTGGTATTGGTTGCTACGATATGAAGACCATGTTGTGGCAGAATCAAGAGGTTATCAAACATGGTTGAAATGGTATCAAATCAACCAACACAGAATCCAAAAACACATTGAATTGATTGGTAGTAGTTAGCGGATAGATGTGGATGTAGGTGTTGTATTTTTACAACACTATTATTTACAATCCTTAGGTCACCGCTTCTCACTCTCTCAAAACCAACCAAAACTGACTTCTAGAGTGATTCCAGCGTGATTTCTACCAAAATTTGGTGCCAATTCACCACCATATTGACCATGCTGACCACTTCTTGATGGTGTTAATGGTTCTGAATGGTGTAGATATGGTTGCCCTGAATGGTGTATGTAGGTTGATGATACTGATTGAACAGTGTCCCGGCTGTGTTGGATGAACAATGAGTCAAGAGCAGGCACCCGATTATCATGAACACCAATCTGAAATATCTGCTCTCTATCATACTATGTTAAACCCCACAGTGATGTCACCGTGGTCACACAATTATAGCATGGTGGGCGGGGAATGTCAAGTGATTGTGGAGAGAGTGATCAACCAATGGCTTTAGGTAAGAAGCACACCCTCCCCACACTCAGAGCGGGTTCACCAGGAGTTATGATATCCATTGTAAGGGATTCCTGATGAACCAACTGTCTGATTGTAGCATGGTTTCCGGGATTTGTCAATGGGGTTGGTTCACCGTTTCTCAGGGTGGGGAGACCGTCCTACGCGGTGGATCTGTGGTTGTGGCGCT